GAAAATAGATACATTCTGCCCACATCAACTCGACTAGACAAAGCATCCTTTGATTTTAGCAATTGCCCTTCATTGACACCCGCAAGCTTTTTTGCAGTATCACGAAACCAATTTCTGGCTTCTTGTGTTCGCCCAGGAATTTGCCCCTTACGAAGCCCATCTGCAAGCGTTTGATTGAAAGCGTAAACTGCCATTTATTTTCCGTATAGTTCTTTTTCTGTTATGATCTGAAACTTCCACTTACGATCAGCGCAATATTCTTGCGCCGCTTTCCACTTCGCCTGATTCACTACATAAGTCGCAGCTTCATTTAAAAAACGCTGTGTTTTCTTTCTAGGTACAACAGGCTCTTTAACTTGATCAAAAGGCTTCACTTCTATTAATATAGTTTCTTTATTTTTTGTCTTGACAATTATATCAGGAAAGTAACGATGCATTTTGCCATCAAGAGGTGAACGATATGGTATGACAAGTTCCTCACTACCCCAGCCAATAATGTCTGTGTTGTTATCCAAATACATCATTAGATCCAGTTCCCACTTACTTCTAAATACAATATTAGTGGGGTTACCCAGATACTTCTCGGGATGTTTGGGAGTAAATTTTCCTTGATATGCCATTCTTCACTATAAATACTAAATTAGCTACACACCCTTATTTATAGGAATAAGATGAGCATTTTCACAAACAATCCTTATGTCACTATAAACAACCAGACAGCATTGAGCGCATTGACTTCTTCAGCTGCAGGTGTGGTCAACAATTTGCTCAATAATGCACAAGGCGCTGCAGGTGCTGCAGGTAGTGTTTTATCTGGGCTTTCTGGTGCATTGGCTGCTGCTGGATTAAGTTCCGGAGGAATAGGTGGATTATCCTCAGGAAAGCTTGACTCATTGATTTCTGGTGCAAGTTCGTACTTTGCATCTGATTCACCTGCCAGAACCACAGTTAATGCATTGCAAAATAGAAATAACTCGGCAATTAACGGCAGCAATCCTGAGACAAAGATACCGAATGCTCAAGGTAACACCACAGGCGGAAGTTTTCTTTCATATCCTGCTGCAGGTGCTGCGCCACATTACTTCACATTGACCTTTGGTGAATACAAGAGAATGGATCCTCTGGGCAATACAACTATTACCACATCCAGTACAATCACATTGCCATTACCAGAAGGGTCGGGATTCGTTGATAATACAACCGCAAACTGGTCTGCAGAAAATCTAGGTATTGCTGGAAATGTGTTGCAAAATATCAATGACGTGGGCAAGATTAAAGATTTTGATCAAGCTGCAAAAAATATGGGTATGGATGCTGCTCTCTATGCAGCAGATAAAGTTATCTCGGCAATGAATAGTGAGGCTGCAGGTGCTGTAGAATCTGTTACAGGTCTTGCACCAAACCCCGCTATGGCACAGTTGTTTAAGGGTGTTGGATTTCGTGAATTCAGTTTCAACTGGACATTCGCTCCTAGAAATAAACAAGAGAGCGACATTTTGGATAGCATTATTCAATTGCTCAAACAGAAACATTTGCCGACCTTTACGGGATCAGGACAAGCTGGAGGAACATCATTCCTCTTCAACTATCCTTCAATTGTCAAGCCTGCATTCTCAGATGCTATTTCAAGTTATCTAACTACATTTAAATGGTGCGTACTGAAGAACGTCCTTGTAAGTTATGCGCCACAAGGCATTCCATCATTTTATGCGGGATCAAAAGCACCTGTTATGGTCAAATTGCAACTTGACATGCAAGAAATGGAATACGTCTTGGCACAAGATTATAGTCAAACAACACTTACCTCAAAAACAGCAGCACAGGCTTCAGGTAGCGCACTTCAAACGCTTGCTGCTAACTTCCAAGGTTCAAGTACAGGTTAAGTATGACACAATTTTTTAAAAAATTCCCTGTTATAAACTACGCGAACAATAATGGATTGAATTTGCTCGCTCGTGTTAATATGTCTAAGCTTGCTTTGAATAACAAGCAGGCGTATTATAGCTATGTCATGCCGGCAGGTGAGCGTCCTGATAATCTATCACACAATTATTATGATAATCCTGACTATGTTTGGTTAATCGGATTGACTAATCAAATCATTGATCCTTACTATGACTATCCATTATCTGATGAAAACCTCAATACCTATATTTCAAATACTTACGGCAGCATTCCTCAAGCATCACAAAAGATTCTTTTCTTCAGAACAAATTGGGTATCAGATAATTCTGTGATATCAATCGCCGCTTATGGTGCTCTGGGAACCGGTCAGCAAAAGTATTGGGCACCTCAGATTGGATACGCAGGACAGATTCAAAGTTATGTGCGTAAACAAGAGACATGGCAAGTAACTACAAATCTTGTACAGATTTTAAATTTAACATATGATCTAGTATTGTTGACTCAAGACAACTATACAATAACAGATCCATTTGGCAATGAATTGATTTGGCCTGAGTCAAATCCCAGCTCAACAACATTTCAGGTAGGTGAATTGATTACTCAATATAGCAATGTTGTTGCAACTGTTGTCGCAGTCAATAGCAATTTTATTGTTGTCGAGCACATTGCAGGGACCTCAACGACTATCACAACTGATGAGATTGATGGCGTTACCTCGGGTGCATCAGGAACAGTACTATCTATTGTAACAACGGCTCAAAATATTCCTGATAATGAAATGCAATATTGGGAAGCGGTGAATGCTTATGACTATGAAGTTGAATTAAACGCCAACAAAAAGCAAATCAATTTGCTGGACAATCGTTATTCAGGCCAAGCAACCAAACAATTGAAAGATCTACTAGCATCATAACATGGCAGCACCATACGTTAAATCGGATTCGGTTAATGTACAAACTCTCAAGCTAGCGTCGCTTGATGGTAAACGTACCTATGACTTTCGAGGGCAAGTAGCAGAATTTAGCATTTATGAAGATATCATGTTTCCTGTCATTCGTGCAGAATTTACGATTGTTGACGCTGTAGATATTTTAACATCTTTTCCGATCATCGGCGAAGAATTAATTACAGTAGAAATTTCTAATCCTGGGTTTGATCTAGTCAACTCCTATACGTTTCACGTTAAATCAGTTGAAAATCAAATAATCAATCAATCAGGCAAGATCAGAACTTATGTAATTAAAGCGGCCAGTGAAGAATTCAATATCAATAATCGCCAATTTATTACTAAAAAATATTCTACAGACACTACTAGTGTTGTGCAGGATATCATGCAAAACATACTGGGCACACAAAAAACAATTGCCGTAGAGCCTACAAAAGGTATTCAAACTTTACTTTTTAGTCGCATACGACCTCTTCAAGCTGTTGACATGGTTCGTAAGCGTGCTATATCTCAGAAGTATATTTCTTCTTCCTATGTATTTTTTGAGAATAAGCGCGGATTCAATTTTTGCACTATAGAATTTTTGTTGGACCAATTGCAAGAAAATGTCAATGACAAGTTATTCTTTTATGATACCGCGGGAAATTCAGACAATAAGAATATGAACACTCGTAATATTCTTAGCATGATGAGCGTATCACAATTAAACAACACTAGCAAATTGACTAATGGATCTTTGAATAACACCGTAAAGAAGTTTGATCTTTTAACCGGTGTGGTTACTAGATTCAATTTTAAAAATTCTGAGCAACAACAAAATTTTAAGTTTGCTTCAAACAATGCGCTCGGATTAAATAGCACAAACTTTGAACAGAACTATGGTGATACACCATCAACTGCTATGTTGGTTCCACATTCAAGCCATCTACCTGATAATTTTATCGCTGATCAGATGGGTGCCAAGCATTCATTTGTCACTAAAATTGCACAAAATATATACAACGCTTATATCAATGGTGACGTTGCTTTGACTGCAGGTGATGTAATTCAAATCAATATCATTAATCCTACGGGCGCTTCAGGTGCCACCAAAGAAAACAGATTGACTGGCGGCAAGTATCTCATTTCTAAAATTAGACATATTGTTTTAAACAAGAGTAGCGAGCAACCCTCTTATACTTGTGCCTTGGAATTGATCAAAGGAAATTATGAGGATAATGCGTAATGACTACTAAGAGAATGGGTGAAGAAGGTTTACGTTGGTTCGTAGGCACCGTAGAAGATATTAATGATCCTGAAAAGCTAGGGCGAGTGCGCGTTCGTGTTATTAATGAGCATGATGATCCGTCTATTCAATCAGAAGATTTGAATTGGGCAACCATTCTTACGCCAACGACCTCGGCAAGCTATCAGCAAATTGGTAGATCACCTACAGGATTGCTAGTAGGATCTCATGTCTTTGGATTTTTTCTTGATGGACATGAAAAGCAATTACCTATCATTTGGGGGTCATACGCCAAAATGCCTGACGGCACACAAAATACAAATGATGTACCCGCTTTGGCTCGAGAAATAAATAATTTAAATATTCCTCAAATAGGTCCCGAACCACCATCTGCATATAACGCAAAATATCCATATAATCATGTATGGCAAACACAGTCAGGACACATAATTGAAGTTGATGATACGCCAGCACAAGAACGAATTAGAGTATATCATAGATCTGGATCTTATATTGAAATCAATAATGCT